CAATGGGTCTGCTCGGTATGTCTCCTGTTGACATTCAGCGCAACAGAGATGATGCTCAAGCACAAGCCTTGTATGCCCTAGCAGGTAGATTGTTCCAAGGCGGTAATACTGGTGCATCTATCGCACAAGGACTGCAACAAGGTCAGCAAGCATATAAAGGCGCTATGCAAGGTAGTTTGCAAGACCTATTGCAGAACGCACAATTGCAAGAAGTATTGAAAAAGCGTAAAGAAGAACAATTTGCAAAACAACAACAACTACAAGCACAGCAAGTTTTATCCAAAGCATATCGTCCTGAGATTTTTGCAGACACTCCATTGACTAACATCATGGGTCAACAGATTGCAGGACCTAATCAACCACAAGCGGGAGGTGGTGGATTGCGTTCTGTTACTCGTGAATTGATGGGACTTGGACCTGCTGGTATGGCGGCATTGCAAACTGCATCAGGTGTAGAAAAAGCATTGCGCCCTGAAGGTTATACGCTTGGTGAGGGTCAGATTCGTTACGAGATGGGCGAAGATGGAAAGCCTGTGGCTGTTGCTCAAGGCGCACCAAAGCCAGATGTAATGCCAACTTCTTTGCGTGAATTTTTAGCTGCAAAAGAAAATCCTGCATTTGCTAAATTTTTAGAAACACAAACAGCAGCAAAAGCACCAAAGTTTGCGGTTGATTTAAAAGACCCTACAGCGGTAGCTAAAGCACAATCTGGTGTTGTTTCTGATTGGCGTAATGTTGTTAAAGATACTGGCGCAATGGAAGTCGCTGATAGATTTAAAGCGGCAAAATCTGCTGTTCAAGAAGGCAACTCAGGAAACAAAGCTGCTGATGGCGCATTGATTTATGCAATTGGTAAGATTTATGACCCATCAGGTGCTGTTCAAGAGGGTGATAAACAAACCATTCTTGGCAATCGTTCAATCCCACAATCTATTAAAGCGTATGCTCAAAGAGCATTAAATGGTCAATCATTGCTTCCAGAAGAACGAGAAGGTTTGCTTGCGGTAGCGTCTAAGGTTGTTGAGGCAAAGGCTCGTAATCTTGAAGCACAAAAAGCACCTTACGCAAGTATTTCTCAGCAATTAGGTGGTAATGGTTCTTTGTTGCTAAACCCTCTTGCAGATGCGCTGACTGCTCCTGTCGAAAAGTCTCCTGCAATGCCATCATTGGCTGACATTCAAGCAGAGATTGCTCGTAGAAGGAAACCATAATGGACTTAACTAAACTGTCAGACGAGGACTTGTTGGCGCTGCAATTAGGCGACTTATCAAAAGTCTCTGATGCAGGTTTGGCTATTCTTGGTGGGACTGCTGTTGAGCAACCAAAGCCTACTAAGAAAATGACAAGGGCAGAGGCTATCAAGGAAATCACTACCGCACCTAAAGCTGAACAAATGCAATTAGGTAGTGCTAGTGACTTTGGTCGTCAATTAGGTTTGACAGGCAGAGCCGCAGTAACTGGTGCTTTGTCTATTCCTACAATGGGTGCTGATGCGCTTACAGGGCTTATCAATCTGTTAGCAGGTCGTCAAGTCATGCAACCTACTAGCCAAGCATTGCAAAGCCTAATGACGCAAGCTGGTGTTCCATCTCCACAAACACCACAAGAGCGTGTTGTTCAAGATGTAACGAGTGCAGGTTTCGGTGTTGCTGGTCCTGCGGCTATGGCTAGAAATATGCCATCGGCAGTACAAGAGTTCTTTACTAAGAGTTTAGGTACTCAAGGCGCTGCGGCTACGGCAGGTGCATTGGCTTCTGGTGCGGCTAGAGAAAGTGATGTTGGTCCTGTTGGTCAAACTGTTGGCGCTTTGATGGGTTCTATTGGTGCAGGTGGTGCAGTAGGTGCTGCTCCTGTTCTTGCTAGAACTACTAAAGAGATTGTTCGTCCATTTACCCAAGCAGGTCGTGAAGTTATCACAGGCAATGTGTTGCGTGGTTTGGCTACTGATGCTGAACAAGCAATTAAAGCAGGTGAGACTTTTGTGCCTAAAGTTGGTGGATATACGCCTACTACTGCACAAGCCACAAGAGATATTGGTTTGATTAGCGCAGAGACTCCTATCCGTGGATTGGATGTAACTGGTGGTCGTTTTGGTGTTCAGACTGCTGAAGCTAATCAGGCTCGTATGGCTGTATTGAATCGTCTTGCAAAGGACGAGGATGTATTGCAAGCGGCTTTAAAGAAGCGTGATGAGGTTACTGCACCATTGAGAGAGCAAGCATTTGCCAACTCTACTGTTGACCCTGACACATTCCAGTCTGGTGTTGCTTTGACTGTTAACAAGACTATTGATGACATTCTCAATTCTCCTGTTGGCAAGCGTCAGACTGTCATGTCTGTGCTAAACGATGCTAAAGACGATATTGCTAGAGCATCTACCCCTGCTGAACTATATGAGATTCGCAAGGATTTAAGGGCTGCTGCTCAAGGCTTGTTAGACAAGTCTGCTAAGAACGGACCTACCTCTGGTGCATACAGAGCCGCTAAACCTCAACTTGAGGCTGTTATTCGTGCTGTGGATGATGCTATTGATGCAGGTGCTACTGGCTATAAAGATTACTTGAGAAAGTATGCGGCTTCTAGCAAAGGCATTGAGCGACTTGAGGCAGCACAAGAGTTCAAGAACAAGGTTCTATCTACAACTCCTGACCCATCAAGAGTTAACGACTATCTGATTTCTCAGCCTAAGTTTTTAAATGCTATCCGTTCAGCAGAGAAAGAGACTAAGTTATCTAACACTCAGTTGGCTGTTTTGCGTAAGGTGGCAGAAGACTTAGATAGTGGTGTATTGCCAAGAGCAACAAAGCCAGCAGGTTCAGATACATTTAAAAACATGAGTACCGCCAATGTGATTGGTGGAATGATTGGTAAACAGATGTTTGGTGATGTACCGCTTGCTTTGCAAAAAGTAACTGCACCAATGAACTGGCTTTATAACGGCACAGACGATGCTATTCGTGAGTTGTTGGTTGATGCAATGCTAGACCCTAAACTAGCGGCTAACCTGATGAAAAAAGCATCAGTTATGACAGTAGAGCCTCTAAACAGAGAATTGCAACGCAAAGCACTAGCATTGGGCTATGGTGCTGCATTTGGATTAACGGAGTAAAACATGCCAAAGACAAAAATCTCAGAATTCAGCGCTACCCCTGCGAATAACACAGACATTGACTCGATCAATATCGCAGAGGGATGTGCGCCCTCTGGTATTAACGATGCTATCCGTGAGTTGATGGCTCAACTTAAAGACTTTCAGACTGGTGCTGTTGGTGACTCGTTTAACGGACCTATTGGTGCGGCTACAGCGGCTACTGGTGCGTTCACTACTCTGAGTGCTACAGGTGCTATTACATCTACATTGGCTACAGGCTCTGCTCCTTTGGTCATTGCATCGACTACCAAGGTTGCTAACCTTAATGTTGACTTGCTAGATGGTGCTGATTGGGCATCTCCTGCGGCATTGGGTTCTACTACCCCTGCGGCTGTATCTGCAACGACTCTGAGCGCTACTGGTGTTACGACATTGCAAGCAGGAACAGTATCACTTCCAGCATTGACTACAACAGGCGATACAAATACTGGAATCTTCTTCCCTGCGGCTGACACCATTGCTTTCACTGAGGGCGGTGCGGAAGCTGTCAGAATTAACTCAAGTGGTAATGTGCTTATTGGCTACACCACTGACCAAAGTAGTGGCAAGTTACAAGTAAATGGTGCTGGTCGTATTGGTGCTTTTGACTTTAATACTGACGATATTACTTATGGGGGTGGAGGAAACTTCCGAATTGGTACAGTTTTTGGTGTACCAATGTTATTTAAAACTAGTGATACGGAGCGGATGCGCATATTAAGCGGTGGCAATGTAGGTATTGGTACAACAGGTCCAGTCACACAACTCCAAGTCAACAGCGGTAGCAGTTATGTTGGTGGTTTCAAATCAACTGTTGCTAACGGCTTCATTGCATTTCAAGACTCAGGCACATCTGGTGCATTGACAGACGGTAATGTGGCTATTGGCGCTATATCAAACGACTTGGCGTTCAGGTCTGGTGGTGCGACTCGTATGCGCCTTGATAGCGCAGGCAATCTAGGTATCGGTACAAGTAGTCCATCAGTAAAACTTGAAGTTGCTGGGGCCGCAAAATTAACAGGAACAAATTTATCCATTGTTCCCTCTACTGCAACAAGTGCCGCATATGTTGTAAATACTAATACTGGTGGAAATTTCTTTGTTGGAATTGACAATAGTACAGGTGCTTCATTTGGTACGGGTGCTTACGGTCGAGTACTCTATTCAAGTGCCGCATATCCGATGGCATTTTTTACGAATGACCTTGAGCGTGCCCGTATAGACTCAAGTGGTAACTTGCTTGTAAGCACTACAAGTTCCACTCCAAGAGATTTTACAACTGGTTCAGGCGGTACAAAAATACCCGTTGCTGGAGGCGCACTTGAACATGCAACAACAAATGCAAATTGTATGTTTATTAACCGAATTGGGTCTGGCGCAATCACTGCTTTAATTGATTTTAGACAAAACGCATCCTCAATAGGAAGTATTAGTTATAACGGAACACTTGTTGTTTACAACACTACTTCTGACTATCGTTTAAAAACTGTTGTTGGTGCTGTAACAGGACATGGCGCACGAATTGATGCGCTTGAGCCTATTGAATACACTTGGAACTCTAATGGTTCACGAACTCGTGGTTTCTTGGCTCACAAGTTTCAAGAGGTTTATGCAGATAGCGTTACTGGCGAAAAAGATGCAGTAGATGCTGATGGCAACCCTGTTTATCAATCAATGCAAGCAAGCACTTCTGAGGTTATTGCTGACCTTGTTGCTGAAATTCAATCACTCCGTAAACGCCTTGCAGACGCTGGCATCTAACCTAAAGGAAAATCATGACTACATATAACTGGCAAATCGTACAAATGGATCGCTTAACCTCTGATGGTTTTGTCGTTACAGTTCATTACAATGTTTCAGCAACTGATGGTGACTATTCAGCATCTACTTATGGCACTTGTGGCTATACCCAAGAGAGCGAAACTTTTGTTCCTTATGACCAACTTACAGAAGCAATGGTCGTTGGTTGGGTTCAAACATCTTTGGGTAAAGATACTGTAGAAGCCTCTTTGCAAGGTCAGATTGATGCACAAAAGAATCCTGTGCAAGAATCTGGTCTGCCTTGGTAAAACGAGAAGCTATCACTCGATCTTGATGGCACATTAAAGGAAAATCATGGGCAACAACACAAAAACCCCATTGACGATTGACGGAGTTGAATATCAGTTTGAGGATATGACTCCTGAGCAACAGGTACTAATCAACCATGTTGCAGACCTTGACCGAAAGTTAGCGTCTGCCAAGTTCAATGCAGATCAGCTTCAAGTTGGTCGTGACGCTTTTTTCACAATGTTGAAGCAATCACTTGATAAAGTGACGGATGTAGAGGCAAAGTAAATGGAAAATCACACCACAGAAGTGGCATCAGCAATAGCAGCTAAGACAGCATCAGTCGCTACCTATGGTGGTGCTGGTAGTGCTATTTTCTTTGGTTTATCAGCCAATGAATTTGGTGCTTTATGTGGTGTGATTATCGGTTTTGTTGGTCTTGTCGCAAACATCTACTTTAAGTATCAGCATTTGCAGGTGGCGAAAAAAGAGTCTGGTTGGTATAACGAATGAGTTGGGCGCTTGTATTAGCACTTCAAGCTGCTGAATACAGGTGTGTAAGGTGGTCATGGACAGGTGATGTTTATAACCGCAAGGTAGTTTGCCTTGAATGGAAAAAGGTAGAGCGGAAATGATAGACCCGATCACAGCCCTAAATGGGTTACAGAGCGCCATTGGTATGGTCAAGAAGGCTGCGAAAGTGGCTAATGACTTAGGCTCTCTAGCGCCCATGCTAGGCAAGATGTTTGACGCTAAGAGTCAAGCAACTAAGGCAATGCTTCAAGCCAAGAACTCTAAGAAGGGTTCTAACATGGGTGCGGCTCTACAGATTGAGATGGCACTAGAGCAAGCCAGAGCGTTTGAGGAAGAACTCAAGATGCTCTTTATGCAGACAGGCAAGATTGATGTCTGGAATAAGATCAAAGCTAGACAAGCAGAGATGGACAGAGATGATGCCAAAGAGGTGGCAGCGTTAAGAGCCGAGGAAAAGAAAGCCAAAGAGCGAGATGAAGAAATGCAAGAGTGGGCAATCATTATTGGTGGCATTGCTTTTGTTTTGCTTCTCGTCTTTATTGGTATTAACGAATTGATGAGTCTGTGTCCTAAAGGTGGGTGCGGCAGATGAACGAGTACCAGAAACAGTTTGATATGTTTCTAAAGGTCTTCATTTATATGTTGGTGGCGTGGTGGTTTCTTGGTTTCTTGAGATTCTTGCCTGATGACTTGTCTAACAAGATTGTTAATTTATTACTAGGAAAGATTGGACTGTAATGCTCTCACTATTCTCAACCCTTGGCGGCTTGCTGATCTCTGGCTTGCCTAAACTGCTAGATTACTTTCAGAACAAAGCAGATCAAAAACATGAATTGGCTTTGGCTCAAATACAAACAGAGCGTGAGTTACAGTTAGCGGCACAAGGACTTGCTGCCCAACAAAAGATTGAGGAAATCCGCACAGATCAGATTTCCATGCAGACTGAAGCACAAATGACTGAGGCTGCTTTAAAGCACGATGAGAAGGTGCTAGAGAGGGCAAGCACATGGGTAGTCAACTTTATCGGTACTGTGCGCCCTATAGTGACCTACATCTTTGTTTTAGAGTTATGCGCTATTAACGCTTGGATTGCCTACTATGTTTACTTAAACCCTCACTTGGTTTTAAACATGGATGACCTAATCAAGGTGACAGACATTATTTTCTCTAGCGATGAGATGGCTATGCTTGGAGGAATTATTGGATTCTGGTTTGGTTCACGCTCTTGGTCTAAGAAATGAAGTTAAGCAAAGCTGGCGCTGATCTGATGCACCAGTATGAGGGATGCAGGAATAAGCCTTACCTGTGTCCTGCTCATGTCTGGACGATTGGCTATGGTCATGTTCTATACCAAGATCAGATCAGACTACCTGTTGTTTATTTGCCAAAACATGAGGAAATGGTTGAAAAACCTGTTCTCCGTAAAAATTATGTCTTAAAAGCTGAACACAATCGGGTCTGGTCAAAAGATGAAATCAATTCGTTATTCGCAACTGATGTCGCAAATTTTGAGCGTGGTGTTTTACGACTTGCTCCTGCTCTATCTGGTCGTCAAGGGGCTTTCGATGCGTGTGTCTCATTTTCCTTCAACGCTGGATTGGGCAATTTTCAGCGGTCTACTATTCGGATGAAGATAAACCGAGGTGATTGGGAAGGTGCGGCAGAGGCTTTTATGCAATGGACTAAGGGCGGTGGTAAGGAATTGGCTGGTCTTGTAAAACGCAGAAAAGCTGAAATCAAACTATTTTTAGACAATGCCGAACATACCTAACCAACAAGATGCTGAATTGTTTGCTAAGAGCGTTAAGAAGTGGCAACAAGTGTTGAGTTTGGGTGATTGGAGAATTGAAAAAGGTACGAAGCCTGCTAAACAAGCAATGGCTTCTGTAGAGTTCAATGAGTCGGCAAGACTAGCTGTCTATCGGTTAGGTGACTTTGGTGCTGAAAAGATCACGCCTGAGTCACTAGATAAGACTGCTCTACATGAACTACTACACATATTCCTACATGATTTAATGACGATTGCTACAGACCCAAAGTCCTCAGACGAGGATATTGAAATGCAAGAGCATAGGGTCATCAATCTGCTTGAAAACTTGATTTTTAAGGACTCTCATGGGCGCTCATAATGAAACTTGTTCCGATACAGAATTTATAAAACTCTGGGGGCAACTTCAATCTGCTGTAAAAATGGCTGAACATCTTGGTATTGCCATTCGAGCTGTTTATTTGCGTAGAAGATGGATTGAGCAACACTACAAAATTGCTCTAAACGCAGCAGACCATCGTGGTGCGGCTTACGATGCCAACAGACCTAAATCTTTCTCTCCCCTAAAACAGATAGACCTCGGCATACTAGATGGTACTGTGATTGTTTTCTCTGATGCTCACTTCATACCTAATCAACGATCAACAGCGTTTAAAGGGCTTCTATGGGCTATCCAAGAGTTCAAACCCAAGGCGGTAATATGTAATGGTGATGCTTTCGATGGAGCGTCTATATCGAGACATGATGTAACTGACCTACCTCAGAGTTCTGTTATCCAAGAGTTAAAGGCTTGTCAGGCAATGCTTGGTGAGATTGAGGAAGTGGCTAAAGCTGAAAGACACAATGTAAAGTTGTTGTTTACATTCGGAAATCACGATGTAAGGTTTGCCAATAGACTTGCACAACACGCACCACAATTTAAGGATGTAAAAGGCTTTAAGCTGACAGACCATATTCCTGATTGGGAGTTCTGTTGGTCAGTATGGGCTACACCTAACTGCATCATTAAGCACCGATATAAAGGTGGCATCCATGCGACTCATAACAATACTGTGAACGCTGGTGTATCAATCGTAACTGGGCACTTGCATAGCCTTAAAGTAACGCCATTTAGCGACTACAAGGGTGCTAGGTATGGTGTAGATACAGGGACGCTTGCTGAGATAGATGGTCCGCAGTTTACTTATGCTGAAGGCAACCCAAGTAACCACAGATCAGGCTTTGCAGTACTCAACTTCTTTAATGGCAAATTGTTATTGCCAGAGTTGGTGCAGAAGTTTGATGAGGACTTGATCGAGTTCCGTGGTGAAGTGATTGATGTAGGTGCATTTTGAGTGCTTGGCTAATCATTCTCACAGGTGCGATCTATGCCTATATAGCTGGTGAGCAGCTATGGAAAGATAACCCACACATGGCAATAGTCTATGCGGGCTATGCCTTTTCAAATGTGGGTCTTTACTTGCTTGCTAAGTAGAGTCTTTAACAAACAATCCATTAGGCAATAGTATGCCTTTCCGATTCTTAATCTGATCGTATGCAACTTCCATGCAGTCTACCAGATTTAGGTCTTGTAGAGCGCAGTAATTAACAAGGCATACCATAACATCACCGACACTATCAACAATAGCGTCACGATCTTTTTTAATGGTTGCATCAGCTAATTCTCCGAGTTCAGACATAGCCTTTAGAAGCTGAGTCTCTGGTGTACTGTTAGGAATAATTTTCCTAGCTTCAGACCATTGAATGATCTTAATTTCAACATTTGCGTATGACATTCCATTCCCTTTCATTTCTACCTGAGTTTGATTTGACTGTGTTTCCTGTTAACTCAATCAATCCGATTATTTTCATTTCATTCAAACGCCTAGCGACTTGATTGCCATCTAGTTTGGTTAGACTGGCGATACCATCTTTACCAAGCGCACCATGCTCTTGTAGGCACTCTAAGATGATCTGGTGATGCTGAGATGCTACTGGCTTGATTGCCTCTGCTGCTTCAAAAGAAGTTAGAGGGTCTGTTGCCCTCACTCTTGGAAAGTCAGGAAAGATGCGATCAAAATACTTTTTGTAATCCATTATTTTCTCCTTGAGGTGGGTACTCGCTGCACCTTTCGGCATCCGCTTTCCCCTATTAACTTAAAATGGCATTGAGTCGTCAAATTCTTCTTGCTTAACTTTTTTCTTAGGTTGCAAAGAAGCATCAGCGTTCTTATTTTTGACAGACAGAGACATAAACTTGTTTCCGTCCTTGCTGACCTTAATCCAAGCTGATAGCCAGTAGTCAGTCCCATCTACATTGATGCTACCTTTGTAGTCAGGAAATTTAGCATCGTCTTTGCGGTCGTTCTTAAATAACGAGCCTCGATTGTTGTTGTCGTATTCCATTATTCTTTCGCTTTCTTAATTGCTGATCTCACTTTACTAGGCAGCAGAGTCCATAAGGCTACTTTTTGTTCAGCGTCTAGGTTCTCTGCTTCCAACTTTACCCAAGCGGTCTTAGGTTCTTCTTTCTCACAGAAAGCAATTAAATCCATTGCTAACTCTTTGAGATAAATCTGTTCGTCCTCTGGGAGGCTATCCATTGCACCCTGTGTAGGCGTGATGATTACCTCTTTAATAGGCGCAGAGGAGTCCAGAGCATCATGCTCAACGATCTCCATTGCTGTTACCCAAAGGTAGCGTCTGGTGTAGGTTTCTACAGCACCAAGGTTCTGGATAGGATGGCAACCCTTTAGGTTAGCATCAGCCATTGGTGAAGTGATAATAATGTTAGTACCATCGTCTGTGTCTGTGATGGTCAGGCTTGCAATCTCAGCATCGTATGAGACTACGCCACAAAGACCAACTTCATTAAAGATTGAATTGATCGTGGGGATAAAGTCACCAAGTTCAAAGTATGAGTAGCCAGCAAACTTGTTGTGACCTGACTTCTTAAGAGGTGCGTTTTGCAACATGATTCGTGCTTGCATTAACTTCTTGTGTACCATTTGAATTTCCTTCATTTAAATATTCTTCAATCATTGCTTCTTGGTCTTCCTCGTATAAATCCTCGAAAGGTACGAAGTGGTTTTCTCCACAGCATGAGCCGTATGTCTTTTGTTCAGTACAGTAGCAGCAGTATTCGCCATGAGATAAATCCTTGATAGCATCTTCTCTAGTCATTGGATTCTTTCAATTGGCTTTGCAACTAACCACTTGTCACCAAGCTGTAGGACTGATCTAACCCACTTGCGCTGGTTGTACTGGTTGACCTCTTGAGAGACTAGCTTGTTGTTATAAAGCTGTCTTGCCTTGCGTCTTAGTTGTTCTGTTTGCATTAGCCTCTCCATGCCAACAAAACACCCCAACCGCCAAAGATAACGATTGCCAATGTCCACTCAACTAGCGTTTGAATAATCTTACTTTTCATTTAGTTCTCCTTAAAGACCCTTGCGATCTGCTTGGGCTGATATTGATTGTAAAGGTTTCTGAACAATTCTCAACAAGTTTGCATAGGTGTTTACCCTAAAAACAACAAATAATTTGTTTGCTATACTGTTTAGATGGATAAACAAACTGCTATCACACTTGCAGGCTCACAAAGTGCGCTTGCTCGTATCTTTGGAATAGAAAGGTCTGCCGTTCACCAATGGAAGACCATTCCTCTATTGCTCCTTTATCAACTAAAAGAACTCAGACCAGATTGGTTTAAATGACTCAAGCACAAGTAATCAAAGCACTCCAGAATGGTCCGTTGACCTCAAGAGAGATTTCTAACCTGACTGGTATGCCACAAGCTACTGTCTTGTCAACAGCAAAGAAACTACGCTACCAAGGCAAACTAGCGACTGAGTTGGTTAAGTCAGGCAAGCATTGGGTTGCCCAGTACACACTCTCTGAGGCGCTTGTAGAGGCTAAGAAACCTAAAGAAGATCGCTGCTTGCTAAACCCTTTTGACATTCGTAACGCCAAGGGCATATTTACCCCTGCTGAGTATCGAGTGATGAACGCACAAGCTAGAAGACTGTTTAACGGCAATCCTAATTTCACAAAAGAAATTACGAACAATCAAAGAATTTAAGTTTACAGTCGCTAAATTTAAGTTTACAATGTTTTGAAACACGGCTAGGTTGGGCTTGATCTCCCGACCGAAAAGAGTTCCTCCCTCTCCTGCCGCTTGTTTCTTTTAGGGAGTGGTTTAAAAGGCGAGAGATATGCACTACTACAAGAGAAATCTTGGCGACTATGCCAAGAAAGCTGGTCGGTTAACCATGCTTCAGCACGGAGCGTACACGCTTCTTATTGATTCGTGTTACGACAGAGAAGTTTTCCCAACACTTGAGCAAGCACTTGAATGGACTTGGGCATCTACTGAGGCTGAAGTTGATGCAGTAAAGTTTGTTCTAAGCAGGTTCTTTGTGCTTGATAAAGATGGTTGTTATGTGCAAGACAGGATACTTCAAGAGTTGTTGCACTACCATAAAAATGCTGACACAAACAAACGAATCGCTGATGAAAGAGAAGCGAAGCGTAGAGAGAATCGCACGAAGCGTGAACAAGTGGTAGACGAAGCGCCACCTAACCATAAACCACTAACCACTAACCATAAACCAATAGAGAAGAAGACACTCGGCAAACGCCTCGCTACTGATTTTACTTTTCCAAAAGAATGGGCAGAGTTTTGCATTGAGACAAGACCAGAACTTCACCCTACCAAAACCTTTGACCAATTTAAGGATTATTGGATAGCACAAGCAGGTCAGAAAGGTGTAAAGCTAGATTGGTTTGCAACATGGCGTAACTGGGTTAGAAGCACTAACGCACCTAAACAAAACCCTGCTGACAACATAAGGCTCACAGTTCCTCCATCAAATGAGCCTAACCATGTTTTGCTAAAAATTGAAGCTGATAGAAAAAAAGCAGTTCCTCCATCTTTGGAGACTTTAGCAAGAATGGCTGAACTAAGGAGAAAAGCATGAAAGTCTTGCCAATTAACAATTTTGAAGCAGAACCTTGGTTACTTGAAAAGCACTATGCCAAGCGTATGCCTCAAATTATGTACGCCTTTGGACTTTACAAAGATGACATTCTTGTTGGTGTTGCAACATATGGAATTCCTGCCTCACCACCACTTTGCATGGGTATTTGTGGCAAAGAATATGCTGACAAAGTTTTGGAACTAAACAGAGTTTGTTTGTTGGATAACCACAAAAATGAAGCATCATTTCTTGTTGCGAATTCAATCAAACTATTGCCAAAACCTAGCATTGTTGTTTCTTATGCTGACACTAGTAAGGGTCATGTTGGTTATGTTTATCAAGCAACTAATTTTTTATATACAGGAATAAATGCAAGTAGAGTAGATTGGACAATACGAGGACAAGAGCATAAACACGCCAAAACAATTGGTGATGGATTAAATCTTGAAAAACTAAAAGAGATTCATGGGGATGATTTTTACTACATTGAGCGTTCAAGAAAACATAGATATATTTTGTTTCATGGGTCTAAAACAGACAAGAAAGTATTGCGTTCTAAATTGAAATATGAAGTGTTGCCATATCCAAAAGGTAACTCTCAGAGATATGACTCTGGAACTTCTGTAAAAACTCAACAACTTTTATTTGTATGAACTACTTTGACGCTATGAAGCTACTAGACAAGGTGCGTGATGGCGTACCTTACCCTCTACATCTGATAAACAAAGCATTGGAGTTAACTGGTGACTTGGAGTCGTAAAAATGTAGAAAACCCAAACGATAGGGTAACTCTTGAACAAGCAGAAGCAAGAGAACTCTATCGAACTTGGGAAACAAACAACGATCGTGACTTTGTGCGTGGTCGGCTAGAGAGAGCAGAACGAATCTATGGCTCTGGCGCTAGAGATCGTATCCGCACCTACATGAACATGATTAAAGATGGGACATTTGAATGAGATACGCAGCTAGGGTAGATGCAAACCAAACTCAAATAGTGAGTGCATTAAGGGCGGCAGGAGCATATGTATGGGTCATTGGTTTACCAGTTGATCTTTTGGTTGGCTACAAAGGTCACAGTTTTCTGGTGGAGATTAAAACAGACTCTAAAAAGCGTTTAACCAAGCTACAAGCCGACTTTTTCGAGAATTGGTCTGGAAGTACCTTGGCGAGAATAGATTGCCCAGAAGCGGCATTACGAATGATCGGAGTAGTCAAATGAAAGCACCCTACAAAGCCATTGAGTTTATTTTGGAACAAGCCCCTCGTTTTGCCGAGGCAAAGGCACAGCGTGTTTATATTGAGAATTTTTTAAGGACAAAAAAATCCCTATTGATGAAGGAAGCGTTAGCCAAAGGTATTGATTCTGGTGTAGCACAAGAGCGAGAGGCTTATGCACACCCAGAGTACCAAGAACTATTGCTAGGATTACAAGCGGCTACCGAGCGTGAGGAAGCCCTCAAATGGAAACTGACTGCTGCCCAGATGAAAGCTGACATTTGGAGATCAGAGCAAGCTAGTGAGCGTCTTGGTGTAAAAACTACAGAGTAGGGAAAGTACCTATAAAAAAGTCTTGAGTTGTGTTTAGTTTCCTATACAATGCACTCAGCCCAAGCAATTCGCAAGGGTACTTTTAAGGATTAAGTCATGGAATACGAATTCAAATTTGAAACAACTACTGGTGCTGGTGACGAGACTGTGCAATGCGTCTTGACCTACGAGACTGATGAGGAAGGCACTTATGCTGAGAATCTTAAGTCTATCCACTACCAAGGTGTAGATGTCTTTGCTTTGCTGTCTGATGAGCAATTTGTAGAGATTGAGATGCGTGGCACGATGATGCTGTCAAGCCACTTGATTGCAGAAGCTGACCATTCCGCAAGTGTTGACTACGACATGAGAGCAATCTAATGTTATTGGGATGCAAGCCAGTTTTAATTGGTGTTAAGTGCCAGAACTGTAAAAGACTGGTTGCTGATGCTAAGTTCTATGTGAATGTAAAAAGTTCCAAGGACTTGGCTTGCATCTACATCCCTATTTCTTTACAGGTGAAATCATGACAAATGATGAAATCATTAAGTTGGCTATAGAAAATACCATTCATGGTTTGAAGTTTGATGAGGAAGGTTTATTACGCTTTGCCAAGCTAGTAGCTTCTGCCGAGCGTTCTGCGTGTGCAAAGATTGTTGACGAAAACATTGGGTTTGAAAATTATTTATCGGAAATTATCAAATCAAGGGGACAAGCATGACTGAATGGACAAAAGAGGAAGACGAAGCCTTTAACGAGGTTGAAAAGCAAAGCAATCTTGGTAAGCAGATACTAAGAGACTTAGGGCAGCCATACCACTTTGATGTTTATGTATCTCCATCTCAAAGAAACCATGTTCTAGAGGAAGTTGCTTTAGAGTTTGACAAAATGAAAGTATTTGGGACTACTGGTGAATCATTTGCAAGTTTTGTAAGGGGCATGAAAAAATGAGCAAAGGTAGTTCACCAAGACCTTTCAAAGTAAGTAATCAAGAATACGCAAACAGATGGGATGCCATATTTGGCAGAGACAATGACTCGCAAGAAAACAAAGAGAAAGCATTGGAATTTGATCGACAATGTGACCCATGCAATAGTGGGAGCAGCGATAACTCAGAGGGACAAGCTAGACAAACTAAGGATGCTTGAGTATTCTGCTTTAGAGTCGGTCACAAAAGGCTCTGGAACAGTCCATGACTGGCGCACCTTGGTAGATGTACTAAATCTGTCTGAAATGATGGGCAGGGGTGGAATAGGACCAGAGGTCTTGCCAATATGCGAGAAGGCTCAAAAGGCGTTACATGAGGCGGCTATCAGGTTTGAGAAAACTAAGAAGCTAGGATTAAGCGGAGAGGGTATTCAAGCAATCAGAGAACTGATAATGTATGCTGATCTGCAACAAGCCAGTATCTCAAGATCAGAGTTTGAGAGATACATTAAGAAAACAAAAGACTATATAAGGTCACATGGCGATAAGGTGGTTGAAATAACATGATTCACTATCACGGACTACCAATAACTCCTGCAACAGTAGCTGTTAAAGCAATCGAGAATGGTCATGCTTTTGTGTCGTTTGCACACTCAGACCAGTTATCCACAGCCATTGAGGTTTGTCAATCGTTTGCCATTGACAATGGTGCTTTTTCTGCTTGGCGATCAGGAAAGCCAATTATAGATTGGCAACCTTTTTATGATTGGGCGCTTAATCTAAAGAAAGTACCATCATGTGACTTTGCTGTTATTCCTGATGTTATTCATGGAAATGAAGCAGATAACGATGCTTTACTTAGAGATTGTCCATTACCTACATGGTTTGGCGCACCAGTTT